TGGTACTGCAACTTTGTCTTGACCAATCATTCTAGTTGCGTTGATATAACTTTTAGCTAACGCATCTATTTCTGTAAATTTAGAAATGTTTGGATCGTTTCTAAACTCTTCTGAGATTGTTTCTTTCCAAGACTTAGCAACAGTTGGTTGTTCTGTTGTTGTAGAACTAATTGTTTGTTCTGTTTGTTGAGGAGTGTCTGTAGTAGTTGTTGTCTCTTCTACAGGCACATCAGTTTGTGTTATCTGTTCACTTGACATTCTTGTTCTCCTTTTGCAGCATTTGTTTTATAAATAGAAGTACGCTGCGTTGACCTTCCATATATGCACTTTCATGGCTATCACCTTTTACATTGGTGGTAGAATGATAATGACATCTTTTTTCTAAGTCAGACAAAACCTCTTTGCCTTCGTCTGTATTAAAAATATATTGATAATTTTCTCTAAGTTTTTTTACTAGATTCTCTAGCTGTTTATTTGATTCCATAAATTATTCAACATCAGCGTTTGCCAAAGCCTGTGCTTCTTCTGGTAATGCTTTTGCTAATGGTGCTACTTTTCCCCCTGCTTCTGCTAGTTGTTGTACTTGTTGCATCTGTTGCATTTGTTCTTGTTGTTGTGCTGCTTGTTGTCTTTCAGCGTTTAGTTCAGATTGTGGTTTTAATATTTTTTGTGGAACACCAACAATGTCTGCCAAGTGTCTAACGAGTTTATCCATATTGATATGATCAAATACTGGAGCAACATTTGATAAGCTACCTAAGATTTCTATTGCTCTCATAATAGAAGATAACTCTGTAGACTTTTGTGCTTTCGCTAATGGCGATACATATTCTATTTCTATATCTTGACCTGCTAAAAATTCTGGAGCTGGTCTAAATAAATTCTTTCTAAGTATCAATGCAAATGTTCTGTCGATCAATGGTTTTAATAATTCAGATTGAAGTCTACCCAAAACTGGACCAAGTAATCTCATCTTCTCTTCGTTCCTTTGTATAACTTCTGTTGCTGTCATTTGTGGACCACTCTGCATCATTAATTGATTTACATAAAAAGCATTTCTAATTGAGTTTCTTCTTTGCTCTTCCATGTTTAAACCTAATGGAGTGTTTGCTCCAATGTTTAATGGTTCAATTCTATCTCTAGTTCCTGCTCTATAAAAATTTAAACCACCAGGTATAGTTCTTACTGGTAGCATGAAGCCATCATCTGGAACTAGCAATGGTGGATCAACTTGTTTTTGTGCAGACTTGATTGTAGTCTTTGACATTTCATTTAGCATCTTAACGTCTGGCAAAGCTGTCATTGCTGGAGATCTACCATATATTTCGTGTGATGCTTTTAAGTATCTAGGTACTACAAAAGGAAACTCTCTAAATCCAGATACAGATAATTCATCACCAGATTCTGCATCTAGGTATACAGATTCAAATGGCATATTTTGTTTATCTTGTTTCTTAGGATCAAAGTCTGATCTTGGGTATACTGCGTGCATAATCTCTACTTCTTCGTAAGGATCTTTCTGTGCTTTAGTTGCGATGTTAATTGATACATCACCAAACTTTTGCATTACTGCTCTTGCAGATAAACTAAACTTTCTAAATACTGTATCGATTCTTCCTTTATCATTTTCTGCAATAAAGATTTCGTTAATGTGTCTTGTAGAAAATTTTAAAATATCTTCATCATCTTCTTCAATAAACATTGCAGCAGTTCCAAATGTGATTAGATCATGATACAGTTCAAATATTTCTTGTTGAAAGTTAGACTTATTAAATGCAGAGTACATAACTTCTGTTGCATCTTCTAACCATTCTTTTGCTTCATCCTCATTCTCCATATCGTTTTGTTTGAATCTTAGAGAGAACCAAGGAGTAGATGGGTTTGTCAACATACCATGTAGTGATGCTGCTAATAGTTCTACTGATTGTAATGGTGAGCCATCAAAAATAAGTTCTGTTCTTTTGTCACCTTTAGATCTTGTCTTGGTAACATCTGCTTTTCTTGGTTGCATATAATCTGCAACTTCTTGCCAATGACTTTCCCAGTTTTGTCTTTGTGCTTTTAAACGATCATATCGTTTTAATAAATTTTTTGCTTTATCTGTTTGTGCCATTATCTACCTAATAAACTTGGTTTACCTAAAGTCAAGCCACCAGTTACTCCAGTAACTCCTGTTAGGATTGTTGGTGATCTTCCTCTAGCTTTTGCTTTTCTTTTTCTTATAGTAATATCATCTTCTTTTGGTGTATCTATTTCTGGTGTGGTTACTTCTGTTTGTGTAACTTGTGAAACTTCTACATCAGTTGGTGATTGAACAACTTGATTACCACCTCTGTTTTCTCTCATCATTCTTTCATGTTCTGCTAAGTTTTGTTTATTCTTGTTTATTGTTTGAGTATTATCAGTTGGATTTAAGTTTTCTTTTGAGTATTTTTCAAATGCTTCTTTTTGTGCTTTTTCTTTTGCTTTTTGTTTTTCTATTTCTCTTTCATATCCAGAAACTTGAGTGTCATTAGTTCCATCATTACTTGGTCCAGTAGCACTCATAATTATTTTCCGAATGTTAAAGATGATTTAGTTTCAGATTTAGTTTCAGATTTAACTTCTCTGTTTACTGCTATACCATTTTGTAAATCATTCATGTTATTAAATTTAGGTTCTGCTTTTTTCTTTTTAGTTGCAGGTTTCATTTTTTTAATTGCAGCTTTTACTTTATCCAACATATTATTCTCCTAACAAAGTTTTAAGTTTATCTTCTTCAGTTTTTTGTAAACCAAGTGGTCCAGTAAGGATTGTAGACTTTCTGCCTTTTCTTCTTCTCTCAATCGCATCTTGTTCTTTTTTAATTTTTTCTTTTTCTTCTGCTGATAGTTCTGCTTCTGGAGCTTCTGGCAAAGGTTGCACAGGTGGTAGTGGTGGCATTTTTGGTTTGAATATTGATCCCATAATTATATAATCCTGTAATCATTATCTGCTACACTTTGTGGAGCCGATTGTCTAGTATTAATTTCTTGTAACCCAACAGCTAGATACCTCATCGCATCACACGCATGACTGCTCCAGTCGTGGACAGGTTTCGATCTGAACATTCTATTTTTGTCGATGTACTTCCTGTGATAATGTCTTAACGCATCTATTAAGTTTTTGCAATGGTCTGTGTCTATCCAACATCTAGGCAACAACATTGATACTGCGTGTATACCTTCTTCTACTGGTAGCTTCGGTACTACTTTAAACCTAACTCCTAACTGATATGCTATCTCTCTTCTGGTCTTTCCATTGCCGAACTCTTTCACATCAATATCGTGTGGAGCAAAGTGATCTTTGTAGATGTAAGGTTTTTCTTCTAGCAACTGGATGTAGTGTGGTAAGCCATGACCTCGTTCCTCATGGTAGTCTATTATCTGTACTCCTGTTCCTTTTTGCTGAAAGAATATAATACTACTGTGGTCTGCAACACCGAGATCCCAGGCAGTTGAGACAGGCAAAGTAGGATCATAGGGAACTCTAGCTATCTGGTTCTTATCTTCAATCTTGGCAACTTCTTCTCCGTATATAGCACCTTCTATGTTTGCTATCCAATCACATTCAAACTCTTGCATATACTTCTTCTCACCCATAACTTCTTTTGCTTTCTCTAATTCTTCTGGGTCTACAATCTTAGTATCACTTGCTTTGGCTTTGTAGTTAAACCAATCTTCTGCACCATTTGCGTGTTGGTATAGATCATAGAAGTTGTTGTTCATTCCAGCAGGTGTACCAATGAACACACAATAACCTTTACGATCTGATAGAGCTGGTCTAATTATTTCTGCAAAGAGTTTACCATCAATGTTAGCGTATTCATCTATAACACATCCATCTAGGTATATACCTCTTAATCCATCTGAGTTTTCTGCTCCAAGTAATGTTATTCTTGAACCATTGGGTAGATCAACTCTTAGTTCTGTTTCGTTAAACTTAGTGTTTGGTATCTTTGCTGTGAACTGCTTCATGTAATCCCAGGCAATAGACTTTGCTTGTTTAAAGGTTGGTGCGATATATGCAAATCTAGGATTCTTCAACTTGCTCATCAATGCTGATCTAATCAAATGATTGATCATACATACTGTTTTGCCAAACCTTCTGTGGCACACGAGAACACTCCATCTGTATCTATTGATCTGTTGATGTAAATAAGATTGATGTTTTCTCGGAGTATAAGGGATTTTGATATTCATTAGTGTATCATCTTAGATCTTTCAATACTACTCAATGGATTATATTCTACACCTAGTGTCATCATTACATAATCTGTAAACAGCTCTGCTGCTATCGCATTAGGGAAACCAACAAATCTAATAATAACATTATTTGTTTTCTTATCGATATAAGCAATACAATCTAAATCTTCAGTATTAAGATAATCCATATACTACATCTAGTGTATTTAGGTTTTGAAACAATAAAAAAAATAAAATTTGGAAAAGTGTTAATAAATGGGTGCAGGGTTGTTTGTGGGGGTGTCTGTGTATGGGTGTGGAAATTATCCATGTATATATATGTATAATATCGCAGGTAAAATCTGGGGTATAGGGGTACATTAGAATGATAATAATGTGCAAGTAAATAGTAAAAAAGGTGGATATAATTATTATTACTATTGATAACAAAAATATATCGTTAACTATTTAATAAGGATTTTCTTATAACCTGGAATTATCGGAAGCCGTTAGTCTTAATGCGTAAAACAGAAAATGATCGCTTTGTTTTTGGATAGTGAATTATTTCTATTTTCAATCTTTAATTACAACTTTTTTAATTGTGGCAAAAATAAGGCATGAGCTGTAATTAGATGCGTCAATGTGTCATGTTATAATTTTCAATTATATCTATAACTTGCTTTTATAAGTTAAATTAAACAATAAAGGAAAAATAATGGATAATAAAACAAAAAGAAGATTTTTAGATAATCTTAATTTTGCAAAAAATGAAATGGAAAATTTGCAATCTGATAAAGGTTTTAGAGATTTTCATAATGGTGAAAACCATGACGAAATAATTAGAAAATTTTATGATGTTACAGATCATATTGAGGATTTAATAGAAGAATTAACAGAGGGGGGTAAATAATGGAAATCAAAGTATCAATTAAAAATGTTTATGGCGTTGAAAGAATTTATCCAAAATGTAAGATTTCAACTTCATTTTCAAGATTAATGCGTAAAAGAACATTTGACAGAGAAGAGATCCAGGAAATAAAAACAATGGGTTATTCAGTTCAAGTTGTTACAGAAACTTTATAGAAAGGGGAAATAATGTTTGCTAGATTATTTAAAAAAATAAACGGCTTAATGCAAAATTTAACATTAATTACAATTTATCTTATATTTGCTTATTTTATGGTTCAAATATTAAGATATATTTTATTTATTTAATGCGACATTTTGGCAATATTAAGCAAATAAAAAATAACTAAGATAATGAGAAAACAAAAAAGGAAAAAACAAAATGGAAAAAATGACAATAGAACAGTTAAGAAATCGACCTTATAAAATACCAAATAAAATATTAAGAAAGGATGACAACCCAAAATTATCTAAGCATATAAAAATTGAAGAGTTGCGAAAATATTGGGAAATGCATTTAAACTTTTTACCCTCTAATTTATCTGGTTATGAAACTTGCGCCTCTAAGTCTAAAGGATGCTCTAAGGCTTGTTTACATAGTGCCGGAAACCCGGTTTTTATGTCTCAAAAAAATTTAGGTAGATTAAATAGAACCTTATTTTATTTTAAAGAACGTGCAAAATTTTTGCATATGATAACTAAAGAAATAAGGAACCATGAGATCAATTGTAAAAAACATGGTTTGAAACCGGTCATTAGATTGAATACAACTTCAGACATTATGTGGGAAAATCATAAAATTATGGAAGCATTTCCAAATGTTGTATTTTACGATTATTCAAAACATTTTAAACGTATGATGAAATATTTACGGGGGGAATTACCGGAAAATTATCATTTAACATTTTCATTAAACGAAAAAAATCACGATCAAGGTTTAGAGGTTTTAAAATGTGGGGGAAATGTTGCAATGGTTTTTAGAAATACACCCCCGGAAACTTATAAAGGCTACAAAGTCATTAATGGTGATCTTCATGATATGAGATTTACAGACCCTAAAAATGTGATTGTAGGCTTAAAGGAAAAATTACATTTAAACCCGGAAACCGGCAAAAAAGAAAGAGATACTGAGGGTTTTGTAATTGATTTATAAACTAACCAAAGAAAGGAAAAAAACAAATGGCAACACTTAAACAACTAGTACAGATACAAAGCGCAATTGATAAACGAGCAATTGCAAGCGACACCCTGGAAACCCTGGAAAATAATTATTATTTTTCAAAGTCTAAAGGAATTAATATTAAATTTGGGGATATGCATATCGATCATTTTTTGCGCTCTTTAAGTTTGGATAAAGAAAAAAAAGACACCAGGGATATTGAAACGGCTAAGGTAATATTAGAGCAAAAAATAACATTAAAAAAAATAGAAAGGTTATTAAATGAATTGGAAAGATAAAAGGATAAAAGAAATTAATCACGATATTTCGGAAACGAAAAAGAAGTATAATTTTAATTTACATAGCTATTATGTCGTTGAATATTGCGACATCTTAAGTTCTAAATGTAAAAGTTATGAAGAGTTTAAAAAGGAAAGGGGGGAAATTTGAGTAATACTCAATATTATTTTTCGGTCACAATATTATTTTTAATAATAGTTTTAATAATAACAGTATAGAAAGAGGTTAAAAAAATGAGTAATGAATATGACACAAATGAAGTAATACAAGCGATAAGAAACGCAACAAACATACAACCAAAAAAGGAACAAAAACAATTTGCTTGTGTGCATTATTTTCATGACATCCCAAACTCTAAAGAGGGTTGGCAATTTATAAAAATGGTCCGTAAATTTATTAATAAAGATCGTTATCGGGTCCGGGTGTTGGGTCGTGGGTCCAGGAAAAATTACGGCACGCAATCATTTGTTCCTTTAAAACATAGTGAAAGATACTCAATTTATATTGATCATAAAATTATGGATAGAAATCATCCAGACTTTTTAAGTCAAAAATTTTATAAAGTTAGACAACAAGTATATGAATTGAATAATGTAATTAATCAACAGGGGGAATAAATGAAAACTTATAGAGTTATAAGAACTGAAAGAGTTCAAGAAATACAAATTGTAAAAGCTAAGAATGAAGATGAAGCATTAAAAAAAAATAAGTTTGATGATTGGGATAATTACGAAGTCATATCATCAGAGGTTGAAGTGGAAGAGGTAAAAAGATGAAAGTATTAATAGCTTGTGAGTATTCTGGAATTGTAAGAGAAGAGTTTAAAAAACTTGGTCATGACGCCTGGTCATGTGATATTTTGGATACAGAAATTCCAGGAAATCATTTCAAAGGGGATGTATTGGAGCATATAAATAAAGATTGGGATTTAATAATTGCGCACCCACCATGCACCTATTTATCAAATGCCGGTGCTTGCAGATTGTACCCGGAAAAAGGTAAATTAAATATGGAACGATACCAGAAAGGTTTGGAAGCTAAAGAATTTTTTATGAAATTTTATAATCATGATTGCAAAAAAATTGCAATTGAAAATCCTGTATCTTCTAGGATATTTGAATTGCCAGAATATTCCCAGGAAATACAACCATATGAATTTGGTCATCCTTACACAAAAAAAACTAGATTGTGGCTCAAAGGTTTACCAAAACTAAAACCTACAAATATCATTAATCGATCAGAGGTTAAAACTTTTATTGAAAGTGGTACAAGTAGATATAAAAATACAAACAAAAACAAAAACAGATATGTTGCAAGAGGTTCCAAAGACAGATCAAAATTTTGGTCTGGGATTGCTCAAGCAATGGCTCAACAATGGGGGTAAAAATGGCAGTTGACTTTGAAGCATTGGATTTTATTAGATCCAGAAATAAACAAAAAAGAGCAGAGGCAATTAAACAACAACAAAGAAAACAAAAAGAAAAAAACATAAAATATTTCATGGAACAATTAAGTGAAATAAAAAGAGATCATGATCTGTGTCAAGATCCCGCAGTTAAGAAATTATTGTTGGATAAGTGGCTCGGAGTGGTTAAGTTATGCGTAAAAAAAATAAATGCATAAACGATTAACAAAAAAAGAATTAGAAGCAACACAAAAACAAATGCTTTTAAATATATTGAGTGCAGAAAAAAGTATCTTCATTCATTACAAAAACAAACAACTAACAAAGGATAAAAAAAATGTTAAGCAGATACGAAGCATGGCTACAAATGGCTAAGAGTGGGGAAACAATTACTTATCATGAGGGTTATTTAGCAAAGGATAGATTTTTTGATTATTCCAAAAGGGATATAGCAAATTTATTTATGCGTGCTTATGAAAGTAAAATTGTAGATCTATATCAAAAACGTATGGAATATGGGAACGCAAATCATGATCCTAAATTTCAATACATAGCAAAAAAACTTTAACAACAAACAGAAAGGAAAAAAATGTACATAGATAAATACACAATTAACTCTTATGGAAATGAGTACAAAGGAAATAAGACGTTAAAAAATCAATTGCTTACAACAGTTAAAAGCAAAGACGGAAATAGATTAAAGAAAATGGTTTCTTTTTTAGAAGAGTATGAGGAATTACATCATCCTTATCATTCTGAAATAGAATTAATTATTAATATAAAAAAATCAGAAGACTAATCTTTATTATCATCTGGGGATATATCAGTTATATCCCCGGATACATCAATCATATCATCGTTGTTATCTTCCCAGGATATAGTCATTTTCTGGTCTATGTTTTGTTTGATAGGTTTATTGTCAGAATATAGATCGGATATTTTTCCGGCAACCCATTGGATAAATTTTGTTTTTTCACGGATCCATAAAACTTCATTTGGAGATTCAACTTCTTGATAACTAAATACTTGCATGAGTTTATCAATTAAAGTTTGGATACCTAGTTTTCTAGCTTCAAGTATTCTTGTTTCTAATTCTGGATTTTTTCTCAAGTAAGCGTAGAACTTCATCAAACTGAACGGATACTGCTTGTCGTTTAGTATTTCTGTAAGGGTCATTCCGTTTACTAATTTTTCTTCTATGGTAGATAGATTTTTCTCTGTTATTAATTCTTGGTTTGGTTTTGGTGTAATAGTATTCTTTGATTTGTTCATGTGTATAGTTCCTAAATTGTATTAGTTTGGATAGTTGTTTTATTCTTGTATCATCTGTATAGTTAGCTTTATTAAATTTATCGTAGTTTTGATAGCCATGATATTTACATTTAAACAACCTACCACCAGATAATGGATACCCTTTCATTCTACAAGGTATTTTCTTACCTTCTCTAAGTCCAGCTCTAGTAAAACCTTGACAAAAAACTTTCTGCTGCGCTCTTCCAGGCATTACTTATTTTCCCATGGTTTAATACCATTACGTTTATTGTATTCAACTTTCTCTCTGTATCTTGGGTTAGCTTGTTTTTTTATTCTGGACAACGCGCTCAATATTTTATCAGAATTAACATAAGTCGCTTTGCTTTCTCGTTCCTTATCTTCTTTTAGTTGAATAGCTTGTTTACAGAGGTAAACATTAACAGTTTCTGCTTTTAATTCATTAAGGGGGAGTTCAGATAATTCATTCAATATTCTCTCCCTATCCCCTGCAAAACTCTTAATTATTTTACCTATATTATTAATGGATATTGTTTCTTCTAATGTAGTCGTATTACGGCTATCTCGTGTCGGTGACACGGCTATCTTGGTCGGTTCGTAAAGTTTCTCGGCTCGCAAAAATACTTCATTTACGATATAAGTTTTACCAGATTTACCACGGATAGATTTAACTACATTTAAAGTATTTAAAGTTTGTAAGCATTCCTTAATAGTGGTCCGGCAAAGACCAGTATCTTTATGAATTGTTTCATGCCTTAGCCTTGCTTCATATCCATTTTTTTTCCAGGCGTACTTCATCACAGATAAGAATACATTTAAACAATAAGACTTCTTTACCCCATCCAACTTGTCCAGGTGATGAAAAAGTTTATAAGTTATATGTAAAAATCCTCTACTTACATTCATTATTTATCCTTTCGTTTAGTTGATTTACAATTTAATTTGTGGTGGTCATGCAAGGATCTCAAGATTTTAACCCATTGGTCCTCATTCATTAACCTAAACTCTGTCTTAGAGCTGCGTATACGCTTAATTCTAAAGGTTAGGCTACCAGGTGTCGATTCTCTGTAAAATACGAGCCAGCAAGGTATATTTAAGCGACTAGCGATGATCTTTGACAAGGTTGTAGCCTTAAATTTTTGACCTTTATCATAGCAAGTCTCAATTATAGCAAGTGGCTCAAAACAATAAGCGCAGCACTCAACACTATCAATATCGATATAAGAAATTCCATCATATTTTCTGTGCCAATCAGAATATAAACCATTACTGAAAGCATAAACATCTCTAGCCATTTTTTAAAACCCTTATCTCGTTTTCTTTCTGTTCAATTTCTTTTTCAAGCGCAAAAATTATATCAGCTTGTTTTTTAATATATTTCTTGGCTCGTTTTAATTCTTCTTTACAATCAGTTTCATCAAAAATTCCAGAATATGTCATTTTTCATATATTATTTTTTTAACTACTGATCTAGGATAAGCAGTTATGTTACCAACAGATAACTTATTTTCATCGTAAAAAAATGAAGTAAATATTTTTACTACTTTAGAATTTTTATAATATAGGTATCCTATATCCTCGCAAAAAGTATAGCTAAACTTATCAACATCAGATAAGTCATCATACCATTGACTTGAGCTGCATATATCAACCCAAATAATACGAACTTTCTTGTAAGGTAGTTTTTTTTTGATCATTTTGCTCCGTTATACAAACATAATGATCCGTTGACAACTACTATAAATCGTTGTATTACCTACCAAAAATGGATAGAAAAAAAATAGAAAAAGCATTCTCAATATTTAATGGTGGTGAAGGATTAGATCATTGGTCATACTCATCAACATCAACACCTTTTGCAAAAAATATTATTGGTTACAGTTTCCCTCAAGAAGTTAGAAGGAAGTTTCCATTTAGATACAAAGCAAACTTTGGCAACCTAGTAAACAATGTAGTTCAAAAATTAATTGCAGATGTAATTTATAAATCAAAGACAATCAAAGAAACAGAGTGGGATAGAGATTATAAAGTTTGTTTCGATCAAGAAAAAGAAAACATAAATGCAAACCCACCTGTTGATGCAAAGGATAAGTACGGCAGAGAAGCTATGATTAAGTTTGCCGAAGATTGTATTCCAATCACAAAAAAAGTTGTGCAGCAGATTGTCGAAAAAGATAAATTAGTTTGCGAAAGATATGTAGAACTAAAAGAGTTTGATATGATCAAGCCTGTCATTGGTCGTATCGATTATGAAACTAAAACAAAATTTATAGAATTAAAAACTAAGCCACCTAATTTAAGGAAGGTTAAAGGTAAAGAAGAGTGGAACATGATCACTCAAGAATTACCTAGTGAACCTACAATTGAAAACCTTACACAAACTTCGTTCTACTACATGGCAACAAAGAAGATACCTTACTTGGTATATGTTAATGATAAAGATTATATCATCTTTGATAAGAGCCATGAGTTAATGAAGGCAGATCACCTGCAGCATCTTTACAATATCATGATAGATAAAATTCTAACATGGGAGAAGATGATTATGTTTTGTGAGGGTAACATTAATAGATTAGCTAACATGATGGAGCCACCAGATCTTAATCATTTCTTTTATTATAAAGATTTAGCAGATGAACAAAAACAACTAATCAATAAACTATGGGGTATTAAATATGAGTAGTGAAAACAATAACGTATATAGAATGGGAACAAACAATATGAGTAACATACATAAGAAGTTACACAATGCATGTAATCATGCAAAGTCTGTGCAAAAAGCAAACAAGGTTAAGGGTATGCCTTTCAATCCTTTGTTACATGATGATGTGCAAAGAGTGGCAATGGATGCTTTATTAAAAAATAATTTATATCCAACTTGTAATTATATAACAGATGTTACAGATAGATTTGTAATTGTAACTTGCACCATGAGAATAACTGACATCGATGATCCAAAAAGTTTTATTGTGATCGATGGATGTACTGCAATGGGTGGATTAGATAAGTATGGAACAGGTCAAGCAATGTCATACAGTAAAAAGTATGCGTTCTTGAATGCACTAAACTTAAAGACAGGAATGGATTTAGAAGATGGTTACAATGCTAAACCATTCGAACAAAATTCTGTGGAGCAATCCTCAGAACCTACATACATGGATGATGAAGTGGATGTAGAAGAGATCATCAACAGGATTACAGAAACTAAAACTGTTAAACAATTATCAACAGTTAAAAGCCAAGTAAGATCAGTTGTTGGTCATCTTAAAAACAATAACTTCAAAGCATACGAACAGATTAGAGACATCACTCGTAAGCATGAAGTCAAACTAAACAATAATCAACAGTAGTTGATATAACCAAGGAGTAAACATGGATAATCAATCCGAAAAAATATACATCAACCTAACTAAGAACAAAGATTGGAAGTCACCAAGCGATAAACTTCCTGTCTATGTTGGTCCAAAAAATATGAAGCACCCAGATAAGAACTGGACCATTGGTGTAAACATAAATGGTAAGTGGTATAACCAAGCTGCGTTTCCGTCTAAAGATCAAGACGGCAATGTCAAGGAAGGTGAGTTGACAGTAATTTTAACACCAAGTGGAGCAGGTAAAAATAGCTTTGCAAAAGCAAATGATGGTGGTAATAACGAATATACCTTTTAACTTAGGCTAAAGGGTATCAAGCAGGGTGGGGTTTTTTTTCCCTTTCTATCGTTTTCCCCACCTTGCTAAAAAAAGGATTTAATATGGCAGACAATATAAAAGAACCAGCACACTACATAGCAAACAAAATTGAACCAATAGATTTTATTATTGAAAACAATTTTAATTTTTGTGAGGGTAATGTAATTAAATATATTTCTAGATATAAAAGAAAGAATGGTATTGAAGATCTTAAAAAAGCTAGACAGTATATAGATTTTTTGATCAAAAAAGAAGTTGAAAAAACTAAATAAGTATGACAAAATTTAAAAGAATTATCAATGGAGAGTGTCATTTTGAAATGATCGAACTCTTTGATGATGTAAAGAAAGCTGCAAACAACTCGAATAGAGGAGAGTTTGTAGAATGCAAGATCAACAATTTAAAGTTTGATTTTGCAACAGTAAAAAAGGAGCATGATGGAACAAATCCGATTGCGTCTGCAGAAGCTAAAGGATCTTCAAGAGAAGAAACATCAGAAGTATCTGGAAGCGAAACTGAAAGTAAATAAGTATCAACAAGATTCTTATAAATTACTTTGGCAAATAGAGCAGACAAAAGAAGAGTTAATGAC